AAATGACCATCCATCTCATGCTCTATCTCTACGAGTTTAGGATTGTCTGACCACTCTGCATATATCTTATAGCTTACTATATGTCTACGTACTGTAGGTATTGTATCTATATCTCTACTCATTGTCATTCTCCTTAAAATATTTTATATATTTATCTTGCCAATGCTTGCTTAACTTTGTCATAGAAATATAATTACATTGGCATTCTTTAGCATCTTCTTTAACTTCTTCTAAATCTCCATAGACTAACCAAGAATGTTCAGCAAAGTCTATTGGATTATTATTATTATCCACTAATACATAATCAGTTTCATATAGTTTAGTCATATTCATTCTCCTTCTTGCAGTTGATCTTCATGTACTATATTTACTTCACTAAGTATTCTTGTCATAATATCAACATAATTATTAAACATCTCTTGTCCCTCGTCAGTAAAATTATATACATCATCTTCATCTACATAGATGCAATCTTCATAATACTTTTCACCTAATTTTTCTTGCATCATAAAGTCTGCAAGTTCACTTGTTACTTCTACAAAACTAGAAGCATCTATATAATATTTAGAAGGTTTCATTATCTATCTCCTCTAACATATCAATAGCTTTCTCTACTAAATGATATGCTTCTATTGATTGTGTCTCAGCTACGCTTATAAGTTCTTGTGCATCTTTACATTCTTGTACTGATCTATCTGCATAATCTCTTGCTTGATTTAGTATGTCTAGTATATCTTCTTTAGTCATATTGCTCTCCTTCACTATAGTGTTGGTTGTCTAAATCATCTACTTGTTCTTGTACTTTTTTAAGATGTCTTTCATATTCTTTTTGAACTTCTCTAGGTGCATCATCTACTGATGTCCATACTTCACTTAGTTTATCTTTTACTTTGTTGGGCATGTCATATTTCCTTTCATTAGTTTCCATGTAGTATTATTTATTACTACAGTTTCTTTGTCAAGCTTTTTATATTTAGCACGTAACATATGCCATAGTCCATTGTTTCCTTCAATAAAACTATTAATATCTTTGTATGTTTCTATTTCTTTATACATATTTATAGCTCTTATCTTCCATAAACTCAGCCCATAATTCTAACAAGTGTAGTTCTATTTCTTCTTTTGGTATGTTAGGATTGTAATAATCAAAAGTATCCATAGCTAATGCAACTGCTTCAGCTTCATCATAATGAGTATTAAGATCTTTTACTTTCCAGAAGTCTACAATCATTTCTTCGTATTCAAATTCTTCATCTAGTAATATACTATTTTGTAACATTGACATTTTATTTCCTTTCATTTTATTTATGTAGCTAATGATTTATTAATACACTAGCTACATAATATTGTCAAATACTTTTTATCCTTCTAAATTTCTTCTATCCATATTCCAGAAAGTACCAAACTTATAGAAGTATAAAGCCAAGCTACCAAAATATATGGCACATAATGTATCCTTTCCTCTACCTTTAAAGCCATACCATACATGACATCTACCTCTAGTAAACATTCTATTAGGTCTAATTCTATATTTTATATTTCTAAATAATTTATTCATGTTTTTATTTTCCTTTTCATTGTTATTGTTAATATTAATATATATTACTTATTATATAATATATATATTTATACATGTCAAGTGTTTTTTTATATTAAACATATTATTATTATACATATCCAATATATTAACTCACTATCCATATTATAAATCTCCATCTATTGACGCTATAGCTATCATTATTAAACCTATAAACATAGTACCTATCATTATATATGATAACCAATAATTTATATTATAAGTTAAAACAAAATTAATCAAACCAAACATCAGCATTAAAAAACCTATCCAAAATAATCCAAGTGATGTGAATAGTTTATTAAATATTTTATTCATTGTTTTTTTTCCTTTCTATTATTATATAATCTATATTGTTTATGATGTCAAGTGTTTTTTATATTTACCAAATTGGTAACACTTACCATCTATGTTTGTTTTACAAATCCTTGTTTAATGGCATTATCTAAGCTTTTAATTCTCATTGCTTTATTATGACTAGCTTTATATTTAAAACGTAAGCCACGTATACTAGGCTTATTTAATTTAGTTCTATTTTCAGCTATGAAATCATTTTTATCGCCATCAAATACTTGTAATACTTTATTACCTAGCTTATAGGTTTTTGGTAAGTCTTTATTTCTTGGCGTATCAAATACGATAGCTAAATCTAAACCATTTTTAATAGCTATTAAACTTTTATTAATATCATTATCAGTAACACTATACGCCAAGTGATAGTTTTTATTCTGCTTTCTATTATAATGTTTAGTATAATCATAAGAAACATTATCAATATTATCTAATTTAGTAGACTGTATAAAAGTATCAATAATATTTATCATAGTAGTAGATTTATTATTATATATTACTTGTATACTTTCCCATTTAATATCTTGCGATATATTACCTCTATAAGTCATAATTAATTTATTTTTAATACTGTAATGACTTTCTAATTCTATAGAACGTATTAAACAAGCCATGAATAAATTAGGGTTAGAAGTAAACATATTCTTTCTATTTAACATGGCTTTTCTTTTTGTGGGAATATATAAAGGATTGCCAGCTTGCCATATAACACAATTAGAACGACAAGGCTTAGTAGAATTAGAACAGACATTATATATTATATTACTATTCTTATTATTATTTAGAACATGAGGTGCAATCGATAATCCTATGCTATATAAATTTAATTCTTTTTTATTCTTTTCTAATTTAGGATTATTTTTTGATAATAGAGTAGTAAAATTATAATCTTTAAATACTCTTTTTAATTCTGCTTTATTCATAGATAAAACTTTAATTCCATTATAAACTATATTATCTAAGTCATAGATATTATTAGTTAATTGTTTATTAAAATCAATTTTAATCATTGTATTAAATCCTTTCAATTATTTAATTTTATAATTATCTAATATAGATTTACCTTTTTTAGTAATATGATATTTAATCTCTAGTTCTTTATTAATCAAATTACTACTAATACTATAAGCAAGCATTGAATCGCTTTTTGTTGTTAAAACTTCATTATTAAAATATAATTGAAATTTAGGATTCCCATTTATAGAATTGTTTAATCTTTTTATATTTGTTAGTCTTTTTATTTCTGTAATCATTTTATTAAATCCTTTTGTTAATTAATATTAATTACTATATAATATTATATAATTATTAATGTCAAGTAAAAAATAAATAAAAATATATATTCATCATATTAATTCATCATACTATATAATATAAATAAAATTATTCATCATATATAATAGAGATATAGATATATATAATAAGTATAATAAATACTGTTAACTCTATATAAATAGCCATTATTTAATATATTCTATAATATATATAGACTGATATAATAGCTTTATAGACTCTTTATAGATGAAAATAAAAGGGTTAAACTATACAGTCTATAGAGATTTAAAAAGAATGCTTAAAAAATAGGCAATATAAGGTATCATTTTGCTTAAAAAATAGGCATTGCTTAATAAATAGGCAAACCCCACCACAAAAAACACGCACGCATACTATATATATATAAGGTGTGCCATATATGCAACAAAAATAACAGGATTTCTCATCAAAATAAAAATAATAAAAAAAGTACTTGACATTTAAGTGGGGAGTATGTATAATTATATATAATATATATAAACAAAAGTACTAAGTACTTAGTATATTTGTTTTTCTTTTGTTTTTTTCTTATAAATAAATATAAAAACATACAACAATATACTATAAGGATACAATATTATAGAAACTATAGAGTCTATAGAGACTAATCAAGACACAAACACTCTTCTATTACTAAATAACTTGTTAAATCTTAAAGTTACCCAGGAATCTAAAGATGATTTCCTTACTTTTGTTAGGCAAATGGCTCCAACACTTGTTTCAGACTTTAAGATGGGTAAGCATATTGAAGTAATATCAGATAAATTACGTCAATTAGAGACTGGAGAGATTAAACGTCTCATGGTGTTTCTCCCACCACGTTCATCTAAGTCTGTAATCTGTTCTAAATTGTTTCCTGCCTGGTATATAGGAAGGAATCCAGAACATGAGATACTTACTGTTTCCCATAGTGACCAGTTATCAAGCGACTTTGGTCGTTCTGTCAGAGATATTGTTAATACTGAAGAATTTCAAGATGTATTTAAAGGTGTATCTTTACGATCAGACGTTAGAGCTGCTGGTAAATGGAAAACAAACAGAGGAGGACAGTATTATGCTGCAGGAGTTAGATCCCAGATTGCAGGAAGAGGTGCACACATTGCAATCCTTGATGATGTCATGTCAGAAGAAGACTCATACTCTGAAGCAGGTAGAAGATACGTTAAGGAATGGTACCCAGCAGGACTAAGAACACGTATTATGCCTAATGGTTC